CAGAAAGGGGAAATGAAAATGCCAGTAATTGCTCGCTTCTACGGCATGACCGTCAAGATGTACCTGTTGGGCAAGGAACACAATCCGCCGCACTTCCACGTGGTCTACGGAGACTACAATGGCGTCATCGACATTCAGACGCTGGAAATGATCGAAGGAGATCTCCCCAATAAAGGTCTCAGCATGATCCGGGAATGGGCCGGCAGATACCAGCCGGACCTGCTGGACATCTGGAACACACAGAACTTCCGGACGCTGCCCCCGCTGGAATAAGCGGGGCGCGGCGCTCCGCCGTGAAAGGAGGATGCACCATGTTTCATAAAATCAAATCCGTGGCACCGCTGCCGGAATATCGACTGCTGGTGTCCTTTGCCGAAGGTCTCTCCAAGACCTACGACATGAAGCCGCTGTTTGTTAGCTACCCGGTATTCGCTCCGCTTCGGGAGGTTCCCGGACTCTTTCAGCAGGTCCGAACGGACCCCGGCGGCTACGGCATCTCCTGGAATGAT